ATGTTAAAGCGCTCTTTACGTCAGAAAGCTCGTTCCCGAATTTCACCTCTACCTTCGACGTATTTGCCCAGGTTGTGTTCGCCGCATGGTCCGCCGTCAGTTTGTACAGTGCGCCGCTGTTGATCACATACTTCCCGGCACTGTACGCTTTTGTCGCGTCAAACGTCTCCGCTGTGCACCCGTTTGCTGCGGCCGTCGCGGCCACCATCGCGTCGTACTGGCTCAGGATCTCGCTGTATGTCGGCACGGTTCCGGTCGGCGCGGCCGCGCTGCCGGTGTTTGTGTTGTCGATCACGCCGTCCACGATCCGCATCGTCCCGGTCACTCCGCTCCCGATCAGCTTGATCGCCAGCGTGAACTGCCCCTCGTAGTTGTAACACGCCTGCGGCAGCGTCACGTATGCCACGTTCCCGTCGATGGTTCCGTTGCTGGTCAGCGCGATGTTGTTCCCCTGCGGGTCCCGGAAGTACCCGTAGCAGCTGCAGCCGGTCAGATCCACATCATCGTCCCCGCGTTTCACGCGGATGCCGAACCGGTCCGCCGCGCTGTCCGCCGTGCCGATTGTGTGCTTTTTGAAAGAGCGGAAAATGCTCCCCGCCTCCAGGTTGATTGTCACGATATCCTCTTTGTAGATCGCCATTTTCCTCTCCCTCTCTTACACAATGTTTTCGACCATTCCGTCCACGATCCTCACCGTGGACGTCACGCCTCCGCCGCTCAGCTTGATTGCCAGCCGGAACGGCCCGGCGTATGTGTAGCACGCGTCCGTCAGCGTCACATACGCCTCGTTTCCGCTTACCGTGCCGGTCAGTGTGATCCGTCCTCCCTGGCTGTTTGTAAAATATCCGGCGCAGCTTATTCCCGCCATGCTTTCCGCCTCTCCGTTCCGCTTTACGCGCACGCCGAAGCGGTTCGCGTCGTCGTCGCTTTTTCCGATCCTTCGGTTCATCCGTTCCCGGAGGATCCCTCCGCCGTTCAGCTCCACGTCCACGATGTCGTTTTTGTAGATTGCCATATTATCCCGCCTCGCTGATGATCCTCCGGATCGTCTCCGTGCTGATCTTTTCGTATTCGATCGCGTCGCTCCCGATATTGTACCCGAACACCGTGCGGCCGCCGTAATCATATACATTTCCGACCTTGATGCTGATGTACCGCTCCATGATGCAGTCCCATTCAACATGCGACACCTGCAGCTGAATGTTCATCCCTACCCGCGGATCCACCACGCGCACCAGGTCGTACATGTACACCTTTTCCAGCCCGCGGTATTCTTTGTACTCTTCCGTCTCGCCCAGCAGCGTGAAGTTCACCGTCAGCTCCACCACCTGCGCGTCCGCGTGGTCCACGGTGAACCGTTCTGCGGCCTTTTCGCGCATGTGGTCCAGCAGGTTTTCCTCCGTCCAGGTCGTCTCCGTGCCCGTTCCATCGTCTTTTCCGACCTGTCCGTCGACTTTCAGCCGTTCCATCCGGATCACCGGTGATGTGCCTCCGTCGCTGTCAATCCACTGCTCCGGCAGGTACAGGTCGCTGCCGTCCGCCGCCTTTGCCACCGGCTGCACCCGGTTCACCTTTTTGTCGGTGTTCCGTTTCCAGCTCACGCCGCGCAGGTTCGTGCCGTACACCAGCCGGATCCCGCGGTCTACCAGGTCGTTTTTCATCAGGAACATGTCCCAGTTATCCCGGATCAGTTTCCCCCGGAAGTACGGGATGATCCCCTTGTCCGGGTCCAGGATCGCCTGGGTGCCGTTTTTATTGCTCAGGTCCCCGGTGTATGTTCCGTTGTCCGTTCCGGTCATGTTGGTGGCAATCTCGCCCTGGTACGGGATCAGCATCGCGTCCTGGATCCGCATGATCGCCCAGCTGGGCTCCTGCAGGGCCAGGTTGCACGGCCCCAGCAGCACGCCGCTCAGGTCATAGCTCACGTGCCGCGCGTTCACGTTCACCGTCTGGTTGTCCGTGTTGATCACCACGTTGTAGATCCGGAACAGCTGGTCCTCCACCACGCGTTCCGGTACCGGCTGCACGGTCTCATGCCGCACAAACGTGATCTGGCTGTTTTTTACATATCCGACGATTCCCTGTTTTGTGCTCACCTTTGCCCAGCTCTGTCCGCTGGCTTCGATGTAGTATACTTCCGTGTCCGCCGCCAGCGTAATCAGTGCCGGGGATCCGCTCGTATAGTCCGCAATCCGCGCCCAGTCGCTGTGCGTCGGCGGGTTGTGCGTCACGGATGAGCCGCCCTCACCGTGCACGCACTGATAGTTGTGACCATTCTGTGAGTACGTCACTTTGCTGCCGACGCTGTACCCGTCCGGCGTGTCCTGCCATGTCTGATAAGTGATTCGCGTCGGCTCGTTCGGTTCTTCCCGCAGCGCCGTGTTGTTGCTGTTGATCTTGTACACGTCCACGTCCTGGCCGACGTATGCGCTCTGGATCACCGGCACCGGCACCGGCACCTTGATGATCGCCTCGTTCACCAGGTGCTCCCATATTCCGTCCGCTGCGATCGGGTGCACCATTGCCACCTCGTAGCTGCCTCCGGCGTCCTCACTCATCACACAGCTCACCGGGTGCAGCACCGCGTTTCCGTTCGCCGTGTACGCGGTGTTTCCCACATCGTAAACACTGATCACAGAAACCGCTCCCTCCTGTCAAATACCAGCTTGCTCCATCCGGATCCGGTGATCGTGTTACTGCCTGGATCCAGCACCGGGAAGTCGCCGCTGCTGTTCGCCGTCAGGTTCTCCGTCCCGGCTTCATTTGTCACCATCCCGGCCTCGCAGTCGATGATATATTTGTTTGAGCTGGTCAGTTCGGTGATCGTCAGCGTCTTCCCGCCCTTGATGATGGTCATGCTCGTGCCGCTTGCCGTCGCTGTGATCTTCGGCCGGCTTTTCACGTCCCCGGCGTTCACCACCGTGCTCCCGCTGCTGGTGATCTCCGTCGTCACCGGCTGCAGCAGTTCCTTCAGCGGCTCGCAGTAGAACTGCACCTCCCCGGCCCACGTGTCCAGGTTCCGGCTGATTTTGCTCAGCGTGATCGCGCCGATCACCCTGGCTTTCTGCCGCTTGTCCGGCTCCCCGCTCAGCGTCAGGTATCCTTCTCCCCGCAGCCACTTGTACACCTCGCGCACCCGGAACCCTCCGCGCACGCTGATGGACAGCGTTTGGATGTAGCTCTGGTAGATGTTTTCGCCTTCCGTCTGTGTCAGGTCGCCCGCCCGTCCCGGGATCTGTACGTGCTGCACGCGTTCCTCCGGCCGCACGATCGGCGCCGGCCCGCGCAGGCTGATCCCCATGCTGCGGCAGTCCGCGTTGTTCCAGATGAAAAAGCTCTGTGCCATTTTCTCACCCCGTTACGATCCGTAGCCCGCGCTGATCCGCCGGCTCTGTGCGCTCAGTGCAGCCGCCAGCGCCTGGGCGTCCATCCCGTTGCTCATGTTCATGTTTTCCACGTACAGGTTGCTGTTGTAGCTCCGGTTGCTCACTTCCCGCGCCGGCACCACCTGCTCGCCCTTGTGGAGCACGGCCGGATACCCGTCAAACGGTACAAACGGGAGTCCGTTCGCAAATCCAGGCCGGAATCCTCCCCAGGTTGTCTCCCAGTAATAATCCTTCAGGCCTCCGCCTCCGCTGGCACCTCCGCCAAACGACGGCCCGGATGAACCGTTTCCGCCCTGGATCACCAGCTTCACCGGCACGCTCACCGTGCCGATCTGAGCTGCAATTTCTGCAGCTGCCTCTTCGTCCGTTTTTGGTTCTACCGGTACTTCCACCCCGGTTTTTCCTCCGCCTTCCTTAATCCAGCCGTTTGTTAGGTCGAACAGATTTGTCCCGTACATTTCATCAATATATTTTGCCCACCCGAGTTTCCCGTATTCTTTCTTGTATTCCAGCGACTGCAACGGATCATAGTCAATTACCACCATTGCGCCGACGTTGCTCATCAAATTCCCGAAAAAGTTGTTTTTCTTTCCGCCCGTTGTCGTTGTCGTGTCCGTTGTTGGTGTTCCGGTCTCCACCATTCCCGAATTTTTCAGCCCCTTCACACCGTTGATCAGGTCCAGGATCTGCAGTGCTCCGCCCGTCAGTTTTAGCCCGGCCCATCCGATCACAATCGCTTCCAGTGCATGTATTACATCGTTTTTGTGTTCGATAACG